ATGGACAAACCATAAATCTATCAGACAATCAATATGCAAATATAAAACTTGTTAAATTAACTTGGTCAGGTGCGAGTGGCAATATGACTTTAAATTTACCAAATGTATCTGATAATGTTAATAGAGCTATAAGATTTATTTCAGATGATAGTTTTGATAGCAATACAAGGGTTTATTTAACGCCAACAGGTGGTAATACATTAGATGGATCAACTGATTATTACGAAATAAATAAAGCATTCGAAGGTATTTATATTTGGTCAGATGGTTCGGAGTGGTTTATAATCCAAAAAAAGGCTTAAACGCAAAATAATAATAATTAATCGTTAAACTATAAAAATCATTTATTTATGAATAATGCTACAAACACACTTAACAAGGTCAAGGCGGTACTTGGTCTTGAAGTCAAAATGGAGCAATTAAAAATGGAAAATGGTACTGTACTTGAAGCAGATAAATTCGAGTCAGGCGAGTCTGTTTTTATTGTTACTGAAGACGAAAAAGTGGCTTTGCCTGTAGGTGAATACGAATTAGAGGATAACCGTACTTTGAAAGTCGAAGAAGAAGGCGTAATTGCAACTTTGGCAGAGGAAGATGAGGTTACCGAAGATGAGGTCACTGAAGAAGAAGTTACTGAAGAAGAATTGGAATACGTTTCTAAAGAGGAATTTGCTCAAGCAATTGATGAGATCAAAGCAATGATCGAAAAAATGCAAGAGAAAAAACCTGAAGAAGAAATGGAAGTAGAAGTAGAGGCATCTACTGAAACTGATGAGCAAGAGGAACTTAAAGCGGAATTATCTAAACCCGCTGTTGAACCTTTAAAGCACAGTCCTGAAAAAACAACACAACAAAGAGAAATGGTACGCTTTGCACAAAAGAGACCAAAAAATATTTTAGACACAGTTTTCGAAAAATTAAACAAATAAAAAAATGAGCACAAAAAAAGTAAACCTTTACGCAGGTAATGCCTCAATGCAGGATATTACAACAACCTACGCAGGAGAATTTGCAGGAAAATATATTTCTGCCGCCCTTTTAAGTGGTAAAACTCTTGCAGAAGGTTCGATCACTATTAAACCAAACGTTAAATACAAAGAAGTTCTTAAAAAATTAGTAGATGAGAACAACTTTATCGTAAATGCAGATTGTGGATTTGTTGCTACTGCAGATGCTGTTAGTTTGGAAGAGAGAATTTTACAACCTGAAGAATTTCAAGTAAATTTAGAATTTTGTAAAAAAGATTTCCGAGCAGATTGGGAAGCTGTACAAATGGGATATTCTGCATTTGACAATTTACCTCCATCTTTTTCTGATTTTATTTTAGGTCACGTAGCTTCTAAAGTTGCTGAAAAAACAGAACAAAACATTTGGGGTGGTGTAAATGCTAATCCGGGTGAATTTGATGGATTTACTGTTTCAATGTTAGCCGATACTACTGTAAATGATGCCACTGCTTCAGGAAGTGCTTATACTTCTGCAAACATTGTTACTAACCTTTCTAATGTGGTAGATGCTATTCCTTCTGCTGTTTATGGAAAAGAAGATTTAACTATCTATGTACCAACAGTTGCATTGCAATCTTATGTTCGTGCTTTAGGTGGATTCGCCGCAGATGGAGTAGGAGCCTCCGGTACAGACAATAAAGGACAACAGTGGTACAATATGGGTAACGCACTTTCTTTTGAAGGTATTAAAATCCAACACGCACCGGGAATGCCTGCCGATCACATTGTAGCAGGTCAATCTTCTAACTTGTATTTTGGTACAGGATTATTAGCTGATCATAATGAGGTTAAGTTGATCGATATGTCCGACATCGACGGAAGTCAGAATGTTCGTGTAATTATGAGATTTACTGCAGGTGTACAATACGGAATTGGATCTGATCTTGTATTGCAAACATTAGTATAATAATAAATTAATAATATAGGACAAAGGTAGGTTGGAATAGTCTTGCCTACCTTTTTTCTTTTAAAAAAATAAAACTATGGCATGTACATTAAACAAAGGAAGGCTAGAACCTTGTAAAGATGCAGTAGGTGGTATTCAAGCGGTTTATTTTATTGATTTCGGAACGTTAGGCACTATATCTTATGACGTTACTTTAGATCAAGAAATCACAGATTTTGCAGGAACACCAAATGCATTTAAATATACAGTAAAAGGGAATAGTTCTTTAGAACAAACCATTACTTCAAGCAGAGAAAATGGTACTACTTTTTATGATCAAATATTAACTTTGACATTTAAAAAATTATCACCTGAATCTCACCAAGAACTTTCACTATTGGCGATTTCAAGACCACATATTATCGTGGAAGATAACAATGGAAACTTTATGTTAGTTGGGAAAGAATTTGGCGCGGATGCCAATGGTGGAACTGTAGTAACAGGAGCGGCAATGGGTGATCTTTCAGGATATACTTTGACATTACAAGGAATGGAAAAACATCCTGCTAATTTCATTAATTTTGGCGCTACTGATCCATTAGGTGATGCAGGAGTTACTATTGATGCAAGTAATATTACAGATATATAATTTTTTTTGTATATTTGTAGAGTACTTTAATGGTATTCATTTTATTTAAATTAGTTATACGAAAGAACCTCTACATTTGTGGGGGTTTTTTTTATGTCCTTTTGCAAAAACATCTAATTTTGTCGTTATAATAATATGGTAATATTTACGACAAGCACAGGAAACCAAAATTTATATTTTATTCCAAGAATATATTTAACTGATGGTGTTACTATGACACTAACAGATGACATTACTTTAGATGATGCTACAAATACTTCAGCAACATTTACAAGAGAAGGAGATTATATAAAAGGCGAGGTTGCTTTCTCAAATTTAAAAGAGGATCGTTTTTATACATTACGGATTAAAAGAAATTCTGATGATCAAGTGCTGTACAAAGATAAGTTGTTTGTTACTGATCAGACATTAGACCAAGTTAATAATGATATGTACTCAATAAATGAAGGACAATACGTCGAGCAAGAAACAAGCACTAACGACTACATAATACTATGAGAAAAAAGAAACAACAGGGTAAGATTAATATAGTAAATTTAAGCAACTATGTATCTCCCGACATTAAAGTCCAAAAAACAAAAGAGTGGGTTACTTATGGACACAATAACGAATACTATGACTATTTAATAGATCGTTACAAAGGAAGTCCTACAAATAACGCTATTATTAATGGTGTTAGTCAAATGATTTATGGAAAAGGTTTAGATGCTACTGATAGCAATAAAAAACCAAATGAATATGCACAAGCAATAGTATTATTTAAGAAAGAAATTGTTCGTAAGTTGGTATATGATCTAAAACTAATGGGTCAATGTGCTATCCAAATTATATATTCTAAAGATCGTAAAAAAATTGCACAGATAGAACATATGCCTATCGAAACACTTGCAATGGAAAAATGTGATGAAGATGGCGAAGTTAAAGCATTTTACTACTTTCACGATTGGGAAAAAATAAAGCCAAACGACAAACCACAAAGAATACCTGCGTTTGGAACAAGCAATGAATCAATAGAGATTTTTTTCGTAAAACCATATGTAGCGGGACATTATTATTTCAGTCCTGTGGATTATCAAGGTGGACTACAATATGCAGAGTTGGAAGAAGAAATTGCCAACTACCATATTAACAACATTATGAATGGTTTAGCACCAAGTATGTTGATCAATTTTAATAATGGTATTCCAAATGAAGAAGAACGAGAGTTGATCGAGAGGAGAATTTTTGAAAAGTATTCAGGATCGAGCAATGCAGGTAAATTCATTTTAAGTTTTAACGATGGTGCAGATACTCAAAGTAATATTGAGGCGGTGCAATTGTCAGACGCTCATAACCAATACCAATTTTTGAGTGACGAAAGTATGCGCAAAATTATGGTATCTCATCGAATAGTTAGTCCAATGCTATTAGGAATTAAGGACCAAAGTGGTTTAGGTAATAATGCAGATGAATTGAAAACTGCAAGTACATTAATGGACAATACTGTTATTAGACCATTCCAAGAATTATTAATAGATGCTTTTGATCAAATATTAGCATATAATGAAATAACACTTAATTTGTATTTTAAAACACTACAACCGTTGGAATTTACTGAAATTGACAGCGATTTAGTGGATGACGAAACACAAGAGGAAGAAACAGGTGTTAAAATGTCTGAACAAATTGAACTAACAGACGAGATATCTAACGCAATATTAGAAAACTTAAAACACGATGAAATAGGATCGGAATGGGAATTTGTAGATGAAATAGAAGCGGATGATGATATAGACGAGGATGTTTGGGTAAATTATTTATTAAGACCAAAAAGGAATTTAGCACAAAAATTTGCCGACAGCGTAACAGCAAAACCAAGTGGATTTAGTTATTTAGATAAATCATTTTACAAAATTAGATATAAATATTTCGAAAAATATAAATCTAACAACAGTAGAGGGTTTTGTACTGAAATGATGTCAAAAACAGATAGCAAAGGATTTACTGCAGTTTACAGATTGGAAGATATTGATAAAGCAAGTAGAGAAGGGGTAAACAGCGCTTTTGGTCATAAAGGACAACCATATGATTTATTCAAATTTAAAGGCGGTGTTAATTGTGGACATATTTGGAAAAAAGTATTATTTAGATTAAAAGACAAAACAATAGAAAGTCCTGAATTTAGCGACTATAAGCGAACAAGAACGATCCCTAAATCTTACAATATAGAACCAAGAGGATCAAAACAAGCTAAAATAGCACCTAAAGATATGCCAAATAACGGACATCACCCAAATTGGAACAAATAGTATGGCAACAGCATTATTTATAACAGTAAAAGACTTAAAACAAAACACCCTAATTGATGGGAATGTAGATACTGATAAGTTTATCCAATTTATTAAGATCGCACAGGAAATACATATACAAAACTATTTAGGTACTAAATTATATGATAAAATTAGCAATGATATTATAGCAGGAACATTGTCGGGGGATTATTTGACATTAGTACAAGATTACATTAAAGATATGCTAATACATTTCGCTATGGTGGATTATTTGCCTTTTAGTGCATATCAGGTTGCTAATGGTGGTGTATTTAAACATAATTCGGAAAATAGTGCAAATGCCACTAAATCGGAAATAGATGCACTTGCAGAAAAACATAGACAATTTGCTCAATTTTATACAAGGAGGTTTATAGATTATATGAATTTTAATAACAATCTATATCCTGAGTATAATACTAACCAAAATGAGGATATGTATCCTGATCGAGATGCAAATTTTACGGGATGGGTTTTATAAGAAAAAGTAAACCAAAGAAAAAAAATATAGAATTATTAAACAAATTCTTACAAAAGCAAAATAATGGTAAAACCAACATTAGCACTAATACCAAGCGGATATAAAAGCGGTACAGTATATTCTATTCTACCTAATGATGGAGATGGGGACTTTGACTATGAACGTGACGGAAACGCTACAAGGGTGCGTAAAGATGGTCTTATTGAGGAATTAACAGTAGATGACACACCGAGATTAGATTGGTTAAATAGCGACTGTCCTTGTTTACTTTTAGAGCCACAAAGAACTAATATACAATTAAGAAGTGAGGAGTTTGATAACACAGTATGGAGTAAAGTAAATACTTCTATAACTGCAAATCAAATAGTAGCTCCAAACGGAGAATATACCGCAGACCAATTAACCGCTACTGCATCTTCGCTTTCTACTTATGTATATGAACAACACAGTCTTT